CCTGGGGGTCACCTGTGATGTATACATCCTGGGCTCCCACCGACACGAGCTCAATCAAAGCTGCTGACATTTATTAATAAATGATATTAAAAATTGGGGTCGATGTAAACACATGGTGGTATTCCAGGCACTAACCTGGGAAGCGAGGGATTCTGACAAAGAACATTTGGTAAGTATTTTTGGTAAAACCGAGGGTGGTAAATCTGTATGTGTAACTACATCATTTACTCCATACTTTTTCATCAAACTTGACTTGAAAACCTCAAAGCAGAAGATTCAAGAGATTTATAGTACGATCGATCGGAAGTGTCCTGAATGTGTACTCTGTTATTCTATGATGAAGTCGAAGGATGTTTGGGGATTCCAAAACAATGAGGAGTTTATGTTTATGAAGGTGGACTTTGTAAATCTTCAAATGAGACGTCGGGTGGATTCGTTTCTAAAGCGACCACTCGAGCTCTCGTCTGGTTTTTTTAAAGCTAAAGTCTTCGAGTCTAACTTGGACCCCGTCCTCCGGCTGATGCATAGAACTGGAATTCAATCTACTGGGTGGTTAGAGACTGGTGATAATTGTATTCGTTCTCATTTAGCCCGTGTTGATATTGATTTGTTCTGTAATGATTGGACTACCCTTAAACCAGTGGCGAGGGATGACATCGCACCATTTGTCGTGGCGTCATTTGATATCGAGTGTAACAGTTCCACTGGTAAGTTCCCGGATGCTGATGTTACAGATGATGCATGTTTCCAAATTGCAGTGTCATTGTGTACGTTTGGTAGTGATGAACCGTATGAACGGGTGTGCTTATGTTACAAACAAACTGATGGTCCTGATACTATTAGTTTTGATACAGAAAAGGACATGCTTGAAGCATTCCAAAAATATATCCATGAAAAGGACATTGACATTTTCACAGGTTGGAATATATTTGGATTTGATCTTGAATTTATTTACAAGAGGGCCTTTGTCGTTGGGTGTGACCCAGAATTTTTCAAAATGGGAAAACTGAAGTCCCAGGAATGTGAACTTTTGATCAAGAAATTGAGTTCGAGTGCACTTGGTGACAATCTCTTGAAACTTCTCCCAATGTCTGGGCGTTTTATATTCGATATGTTCCACGAGGTCAAGAAGGGTTACAAGTTGGATTCTTACAGTCTCAATAATGTTTCAAAATTGTATATTGGGGACCAAAAGATTGATATGCCCCCAAGGGAGATGTTTGCTCGTTACCGGGAAGGTGATCCCGTAAAATTGGGTGAAGTTGCGGAGTATTGTATCAAAGATACCCTACTGCCCCACAAGTTGATGAAGAAGATGTGTATTCTCCTAAACCTTCTGGAGATGGCCAAAGCTACCTGGGTTCCAATGTGTTTCCTGGTTGAGAGGGGTCAACAGATTAAGGTGTTTAGTCAACTGACGAAAAAGGCACGGGAGCTTGGTTTCATGGTCCCAACCATCCGCTATGGTACTGTAACATCTGATCCCTACGAGGGTGCTACAGTCCTCGAGGCACAAAAAGGTGCATATTATACACCTATCACAGCCCTAGACTTTGAAGCTCTGTACCCATCTATCATGATGGCACACAATCTGTGTTATTCATCTTGGGTTATGAATGAAAAGGAGTATGGGAACATTCCTGGGGTTACCTATGAAACATTCAATGTCGGTGAAAAGACCTATAAATTTGCTCAAGGTGTACCAAGTCTTTTACCGAGTATTCTTTTAGAACTCAAACAGTTCCGTAAAAAGGCCAAGAAGGATATGGCTACCGCGACGGGTTACATGAAGGAAGTATATAACGGTAAACAATTGGCCTATAAGGTTTCGATGAACTCTGTGTACGGTTTCACAGGGGCTGGCAAGGGTATTCTTCCATGTGTACCGATTGCATCTACGACGACGTTTAAGGGTCGAATGATGATTGAAGAGACGAAAACCTACGTCGAGAAGAATTTTCCCGGTGCAAAGGTGAGGTATGGGGACACGGATTCGGTCATGGTGGAGTTCGATGTTGGTGACCGGAAGGGTGTGGAGGCTGTTGAATATAGTTGGGAAATTGGGGAACGTGCTGCAGAGGAGTGTAGCGCCCTATTCAAAAAGCCGAACAACTTGGAGCTTGAGAAGGTATACTGGCCTTACTTTTTGTACTCTAAAAAGCGATACGCCGCCAAGTTGTGGACGAAGGGGAAGGATGATCAAATGCATATGGATTACATAGACATCAAGGGTCTCCAGGTTGTCCGCCGCGACAACACACCCCATGTCCGCGAGGTCTGCAAGGAATTGTTGGATGTAGTCCTCACATCGAGCGACCCTGGTCCACCAACGGAGTTGGCTCGAGAAAGAGCTATAGAACTTCTATCTGGTGATGTTCCAAATGAAAAACTTATACTCAGTCAAAGTCTTTCGGATTCATACAAAGTCAATGGAAAGGGTGTATCAATTAACAGCGATGAAAGTGTGGGGATTAATCAGGCCCATGTCCAGGTGGTTGTAAAAATGCGTGAACGAAAACCGGGCTCTGAACCTCAGTCGGGAGATCGTGTTCCATATTTACTCACTAAAACTGGGGACCCGAAGGCTAAGGCATTTGAAAAGTCAGAAGATCCTAAATATGTTGAAGAGAATAACATTCCTGTAGACTATCATTACTACTTTGAAAACAAGTTTTTGAATCCGGTATGCGATCTTTTAGAACCATTGTTTGAAAACACAAAGCGTGAGATATTCGGTGAGATTATCGATAAACATAAACCCCTGAAAAAGAAATCTGAACCCGCTCTCAGCACGATGAAAAAGGATCAGCTCATTGAAGAGTGTAGAAAGCTTGGTTTAGACGAAACTGGCAAGGTGTCAGAATTGAAAGATAGAATCAAGCAGAGTAGGTTAAAGAAGGATGAAAGTGTTGATGACCTATTTAAAAAATACGAGCAATCTATTACAAAGAATGAGTTGGCAGGGACGTCTTAACGCATTTGTCGAAGCGGAAATTCAGGAGCGCGTGAACTTGGCTATAAATGAAACTTTTACAATTATTTCAAAAAAACATGCCATCCCAATGGAAATCCTTTTGAGGGATGCACCACAATCATTTTCCATCACAACATGTAAGGGTGCCAAGTCCAATGGACAGAGATGTACATTCAATGGTCAATATGATGGATACTGTAAACATCACCAGCATCAGGGTAAAAAAATACAACAGAGAAACTTACCAAGTTTAAATAAGCATACACACGGGGCTGAAATAATGTTCTCGAAAGATTGTCCAGAGTGTGTGAAATCTAAAGGGCTTATAGATTTGGATTCCATATTATGTAATGAGTAAATCCGACATTCTACTATCTTCAATAAATAGTTTTTACAACGACGAAAAGAATAGAACTAAACTATTAAACATACTTGATAAAACGGCGGGTATATCTTTAAGAAATCTAGAATGGTTTATTACAAACTATTCAAAAAAAAATAACATCTCCTACACCACCAAGGATGGTAAATTTTTCACAGTACATTGCGCATATAAATCCAGCTTAGATGGGTACAGTAAAAAACTTTTTGATCCATTTTGTAGATCTCAAAAGTTTGGGTACATCATACCAGGGACATCTCATGAAATCCAGACAACATTGGCGCAGTTGAATTTCATCAAATGGTGTATCAAGAATAATATTATAGACTACATTAGCGATCATCGTATCTCCCTATTTAATAAGCAATCGACATGAACCCATTTTCAAATACAAATGTTTGATATCCAGTATAGTACATATGTAATGCATACGTTTTTGTAGCTATATTTACTAGAGATCCCGGAGAAGTATCAAGTATGACTTCTATGGATGTTTTATCTGACTGTATTTGACTAAAGTCCAAGTTCCCCGATGGTTCCACATTTATCGGATTCATCGAGAAACTGTAGGTGTAAATATTTCTATAAGGTCTCGCCAGTCTATGTTTGTATGGGATGAGGTACTTGAAATAATTGTGATTCGTTTTCGTGATATTTGGTAGCTTACTTCCATTGATGAAAAAGCTCGCACTTTCTAGAATGGGGTAGAAGAATGTTTGAGTCTCATCGAAATTGACATTGGATGAGAAATTAAAACGGTTTTGTGAATAATATGTTTCGCTATTTGTTTCATTACCCTT